CCCCCAAGCCGCAGTAGTAGCAGCAGGAAGATCGACATTGTTACCCGTAGAAGAATTGACCTGTAACTGCGTACCGTCTGCCGTAGCGCTCAGGTTAGTGCCTACGTTGACTTGTGCGCCGTTAGCTATGGTATCTAGCTTTGTACCATCTGCATTCACATCACGCGAATCTACTAGCCCGCTGACGCTAATACTGCCAGTTACGTTTAAGCCAGTTGCACTAAACCTTGCCGCTGAAGTGCCGCCAAATTGCACGTCTAAAGTGCTTGGCAACGTAGCATGGCTTGCGCCGCGGCCAACAACAGTTGTTTCATCTGACGTTAAACCAAGATGCAATCTGCCAGAATCGCCAGCGGCACCAACTTTTGCATCACCATTTACTTCTAACTGTTCGTCAGGATCGGTAACACCTAAGCCTACGTTGTTAGTAGCGGTGACTGTAACTGTAGTAGATGCCGCATTGTCATCAATACCGGTTGAGGCAAAGTTAGATATAACGCCGCCATCAATCTTTGCGCCAGATATTTGATCGTCTGCAAGCGACAATGTGCCGTTGACAACGTTTAGTGTCTTGCCAACGCCAACAGTTATATCTGTCCCGTCAATAGTGCCGCCGTTAATGTCGGCAGTAGTAACGCTACCAAGATTGGATACCGTAGCGCCCGCAAGATTGACCGTACCGCTAGCTGATAAGTCGGTAAATGCACCCGTAGACGCTGCATTAGCTCCAATGGCCGTACCGTCAATTTCACCAGACGCTATATCTACTTTGCTTATAACTACTGAGCCAGTTCCGTCAGGCGTCAAAGCAATGTTGCCGTTGCCATTTGTAGAAGTAATGCTATTGCTATCTATCTGTATGTTATCGACATTTGCAATAGTCGCAGACAGAGTAACACCGTCGATTGTGCCGCCATTAATATCTGCTGTAGTCACAGAGCCTAAGTCTGTAACCGTAGTAAAGCTGGCAGAAGTAGCAGACAAAGTTGTAAAGTCGCCAGTGTCAGGAACAGAAGAACCTACAGGCGTGTTATCTACAAAGCCGCCGCCAATATCAGCAGAATCTATAATTACTGAGCCATTACCATTAGGCGTAATAGAGATATTACCGTCAACATTAGTGCTAGATATTGTATTGCTGTCTAGGCTTAAATTATCTGCCAACAAAGAGCCAACAGTAATGTTGCCTGTTACCGTATTACCGTTATCAGCAACGTTTTGTAAAGTAATATCATCTAAGGTGTTTAGCGCTTTTTGCACATCGTCATCAGCAACGCTAAGTACACCGTTAAACCCTGTAGTAGTAGTGCTAATGTTAGAAGACGTAACGCCGGTAATGTCACTAAGTTGGTGGCCGTGATCGTCTAATACGTCTAGCGCCGCTTGAACGCTGCTCTCGTTGCTGCTTAAAATATTGTTAAACGCCGCCGTATCAGTCGTAATATTGCTTGCTAACGCCACACTAGGAATAACGCTTACTGGTACAGGGAACAAAGTTCTAAGGGGTGACGATCCACCTAATTGTATTTCATAGTTGGCGGTGCTTGAGTCTGTCTGTGAATAAAGCTTTATAACGACTCTATCCGTAGCTGTAAATTCTTGAAGCGTTATCGTTGCTGATAAACTAATCTGCGTGTAAGAAGTCGATGTTATATAATCAGACGTGTTAGAGGTAGATATTAAAGTCTCAACGCCTAAATCGTCTCTAGCGTGAACCTCAAAATAGAATCTAGCATTACCAGAGCCGCTATCTTTTCTAAAATTACCTACAAGCGGCACAACAATACCGGATACCGCACCAGTTAAAACATTCGGGTCACTAATCCAAGCTTGACTCAATGTTGCTGTGTTTGATATTCCGCTAATTAAATAATCTACAGCAGTTTCATCAAAGCTTGGGTCAACCGTAGACGTTACAGCTTGCTTGTAAGTTGCAATAACCGGATCGTTTGCATTGGTAGCGTAAAATGTAACGTTTGACGTGAGCAAATCTAAATCCGCTTTGGTCAAATCTAACTCGTCAAGTGCAGACTTTACGTTAGTCGCAAGCAAACTAGAATCGGCATTGTTATAGGTAATTTCGGCAGAAGCCGGTACATCATGCTGGCTAATCCAGATTATCCCGTCTGTAGAGTCACTTTCAACACAGATACCAAGATGTAAAATTTGGTTTGGTGGGGATGGCTGAGAATTAACAATGTCACCAGCAATAAAAGGCGAAGCATAAATAATGTCACCAGGATTAAAGGCCGCTGTATTCAAACCTCTAACTAAACCAAATTCGCAAACGTAACCATACCCGCCAGCAGGTATAACTTCCGTGGTTACACCAATAACTAGGTGCGAGTCAAAACTACCATCGGCAATAAATTCTTTGACCGCGACAAGCTGCTCAGACGTACTATGAAAGTAAACAACGCTGCCGTTATCAATAGGATTTAATTCTGCGTTATACACTCGGGTTAGCAACTCTTGCCCTAGCTGCTGCGTAACGTTGCTACCTATAACGCCAACTTCTAAACAACCATCAACGTTGTTCCAAGTTAAACGGCCCGTTTCCCTAGCAACAGTTGCCGCTAAGTCAAAATCTACATAATCTGCATCACCAACCCCACCGGATAGTCCGGTAAGGCTAGTAATGTCAGAGTTAACACCTGATTCAGCTTTATCTGTGTTGAGGTTAGTAAAATTTGCATCTACCTCATCATTAGTCAGGGGCGAGCCTTTACCCGCCCTTGTTGTAATGTCGGCCATTTTTCTCGCCCCTGCTAATTAAGCTGCTGAAATAGTGATAGTCCAAGTGATAGTAAGCACGTCATCTGCCTGCTTATTTACCACTGGGAATGTAGTGCGGCAAAGCATAGTCCCGCCAGAAGAAGCGTTAAACAATCCCGCCTCAGTGACAGCGCCAGTACCTTCGCCTGCTTCAAAACCACATACATATTGTACAGTGTTGCTAACAACAGTAGTGGTATCTAACGCTTCTCGGACACCCAAAATAGATTCTACGTCCGTATCAGCACCTTGCGCTGCTGTAGTACCAGAACCAACAGCCATATGGCTCATAACTGCGCTACTAACGCCTTCTAAACGCGAAGCGATAAATTGAGTACCAGCATTAACCACAAGGTTTTTGCGGGTTACGTCTTCTTTAATCGCTCCATCTGGCCCGCGAAGTACCATATGCACTTCACCAGCAATACGTAATTTTTCGTTTACCATTTTCTAACTCCTTAAAATGTGGCGCTTTGGCCCACATAATCCTGTAAAAAATAAGTGCGATCTGCATAGCTTTGAGAAAGCAGCGATCCACTATCAGTTATTGCAACAGCATCTACTCTGCCCAAAGCCCTGAGTATTTCGATTATATCAGACACCGTTATAGAGTCATCTGCGGAAATCTGCAAAGACAATGCAGCCAACTCATTGATTGCCAACAAATCTTGTCTTGTATTGGTTAGTGAAAACCGTAAATCCTCAGACAAGGCAAGTGCATCAGCAATATTCTTGTTTAGTAGCAACGTTTCAACGTCTGAAATGTTTGCAGAATCAGCAAAGACCTCAAACAACTTACGTACTACTTGGATGACTTCGCTAACGCCAACACTGTTAGTAAACACTTTACTAAACGATTTTGTGCGTCGATCTGAAACAACAGAGCCATTTGACAAACTTCTAACAAAGCTAGTAACCTTTGCCAGCACATCAGCTATTTCAAGCTGTTCGTTGACGCTCTTTGCAAAGTCGAATGTTTCGTTATCAGCCGCATTTGAAGAATCAACAAATGGCTTTTGCGCGTTTTGGCTAAAAGCTTCAGCTATATGTGTAATTTCAGCAAACCCACGATCAACCTGCAAAGAAAGCGGGTCATCTATAGATAGCGAGTCTGCCAAGCTTTTTATGTAAGCTGTGACTGCTGAATCTGCCACTTGCGGCAAATCTGCCAAGCTGCTGACAATGTTAAAGGCAATATCGTCATCAGCTATAGATAGAAGGTCTGAAAGCCCTTTAATCACATCAAAAGCTTCGTCTTCATCAATAACGCCGCTATCAGCCAGCGCTTTTTCTACCGCAGTTGTTTCACCGTCTGTTAATGTTAGCGAATCAGATAAGTTACTTAAAAATTGTAGTGTGGCCTGCTCTACAGCGCTAGCCGAATCAGACTTACCTGTTTGATAGTTACCGCTATACAAATCAACAATGTTAACTTCATCATTTTTTGAAGCGTCAACAACAAAAACAGAATCGTCAGAGACAAGGGATTCATCAGTCGGTACAGGCTCAAATCGCGTAGCATACAAACCTTTCTCAACTTTTGAGATTATTATGCGCGTTTGCTTCGCAGTTACTCTTATGTAACCCATTTAAAAGTCTTCTCTAAGTGTGAATTGCAAAGTTTCGTAAACTGTTTCTACTTCACCAACGCCCTGCGGAAAGCTTACCTCTATCTCAGCCTCATATTTGCCAGGCGGCTGATCTAGGTCGCCTTGATCCCAGACAAACAAAGCAATGCCATTGGCTGAGTCTTCAGCGCTAGAAACAGACGTTAAAGTAGTCAATACGGTATCCGTTCCCACTCTGCGAAACTTAAACCTAGTGGTAGCTGTTGTAATGTCTACAGGCAAGCCAGTATCTTCGCGCACAAGAGTAATGCGGAGTTGTGGGCCTGTATCGCCCTGCACTAATAAGTATTGTTCCTGAGTCGCCATTTTGGGCCTCTAATTAAAATTCTATGGCATACCAATAGTTTACCACTAATCTTGTGGCGGGTCAGGCCATGTAATATGCTCTGGCAAATACGCATCTGGAAATTCTGCCGGTAAATCTCTTAACTTCTGGCGATACTGCACCCATTTGTTTTTTTTGGATTGACCAAAAGGTATGTCTCCAACTTGGGTATAATCAGTCGCTTGAAGCTTAGAGTTTCTAATCTTTCTAACATATTTCATTAGCGAAGCGTTATCAGTACGCCATTCTTTCTTCTTTTTGTCCCATTCGTGAGCCTCAGAAGGCTTATCAGGTATTTCGTGAACGCCATCATCATCAACATAACTGTTTAGCGGGGATGGCTGCGTCTCCGTTTCTATGTACTTTAAATCAGGATCAGCGCCAGCCAGCAAATCGTCTTTGTTTGGCCCAGACTTAACCGTAATAACCTCGCCATCATCGTTGTAAAACGCAATTATCATTTTTTTGCCCCAATGACTGACAAACCCACAACGGTGACGCCCCTTACGCTATTGCTACTTCTCGCCTGTATAGTTATAACTGCCGGCGAAGCTCTGCCGGTACTCATATCTACAAACCCCGTAGAAGCTACAGAACCACCAAAACCTGTCTGGAAAGACTGTCCCACATTACCGGAAATAGAGGCACCCCCAGCGCCAAACTGAACAACAAACCTTATAGAAACTGTATCCCCCGAGGCTTCCGTTCCACTTAGGCTAGTACCTAGAAAGCCAGCATAACCACTGATAATTAAGCCTCTGGGCTGATATTTAAACCCACCCGTCCAACTTATTTGCACTGAGGTTAAATTAACCCAATCAGACCCAGCATTGACAGATACCCCGCCAGAAGTGCCAGTAGGCACCGTTACTGCAAAGTCATTAATCTTTAAAGTATCAACAGCCAAGTCTTTTATCTTTGCCTGAGTAACCGCCAAATCTTCTATGGCAGCTTCCGTTATCACGCCTGCGTTTACTTGCAGCTTATCGGTAATAATCCCAGAAGCCGCCAGCAAGCCGCCTGTAATCGTATTAGCAACAATCTTGTCGCCGGTAATAGTGCCGCCTTGTATTTTAGTGGCTATAACGCTATCTGCCTTGAGCATAGGCGTAGTAATAAACTCATCAGCAATAACTACAGTATCGGGCAACTCGCCAACCAAGTCGGCAATATCAGGTATTAACTGCTCCCAAGAGTCGCCATCCCACTCGTAAAGCTTCCCATCTTCACGAATAAACGCTAACTGACCAATTTCTGTACCTGCTACAGCGTCGTTAACCGTGGGATATGGCGGTACTGCGTACAATCCAGCTTCGTCAAATATATCTGTAACCTCTTGTGTAAAGTCAGGCACGTCAATAAATGTTGTTGTAGCTGCACCGCCGTAAGCGTATGCAGACCGATTGCCGGCGTTATCAACAGAGCGAAGCCAGTAGTAATACGTTTGATCGTTTGGCAAGCCGCCATGCAAGAAATAGGTAGTAGGCGCTGCAAGCTGGGCAATGAGTCCAGCGTTTGCAACATCGGCATTTGTAGCCGCCCAAACCTCAACGTGACGCAAATCAATGTCAGTAGAGTTAACCCAGCTTATATTTGCAGACTTATAGCCGCCAACACTACTAATGCTAGTTGGTGCAGATGGTGGCGTAGTGTCTACAGCGTCATTGGCTCCTAAACTGGCATACGTCCAATTGCTTTTTGCGCCAATAGAGCTAATAGCCCTAACACCAAATAGGTATGGTACACCGTTAGTTTTAATACCCGTTGCGTAAGGCTTTAAGCCACGTACAGCCTGTATAACACCTAACAAAAGGTTAAACGTTAAGCTTGGCCCCCTAGCGCCTTGCGCCTCGCCAATTGACGTTTCCTTAATTAAATTCTCTACAGTGTATTGGCTGATTGACGTTACAACGTTAGTTGTTGAAGTGTTAGCTGCAAATTCCGTCAACGTGCTAGTTGCAACCCACGCCAGTTCATACCGACTAACATAAGACGATTGCGAGTCGGGCCAATCGGCAAATATGTTAATAACCCTTTCCCCGCTAGGCAAAAAAGCCCCTTGTGCAGTAAGCGACAAAGACGCGGGAGCGTCTATATCAAATGGGTCAGGTAGGTCTGTATCAGGAATTGGCGGCTGCAAAAAGTCAGGCTCATAAGAATATACACTAGGGTCATACTCCAAAAGCGACAGATCACACGTACCGTCATAGTTAAGCCCGATTTGCTCAATCTGAAACAGCTTACCGGTAGTCCAACCTGGTGTTGGATGCACTACATTAATTACATCGCCTGCAACCGCGTTAATCGCTCTGCTGTTTGACTTAATATTACACCTAAGCGCATTACGGCTACGTAGCGTAAGTATTCGCGCAAAGTCTCTTGCAGCGTAATAAGACGTAATGGTTTCTAGTTCTATTTCATCAACAAGCAATTCGCCATCTTGCTCTAAATACAAATTTGATTCAGCACCATCTGGCTCGGGCCAAATAGCCTCATCGGGTTGCCACTCACCTTTTGGGTTAGGGAATGTGCAAATAACCCTGTTAAACCTTTCGTTTTTGCTCACGTCTGCAATAGATATGCCGCCAATAATGTCATCAGGCGAAAGCGTTAAGTCATCGTCAGTAAATTCTACGCTGCGGTCAATCCTAAGCGTGTACTTGCCGTTTACGTATGGCAGAAAGCCGCGCATTCCCAGCAACATAGTGTTTACGTTCTCAAACAACTTTTTGCCTGTATTCAACACCATATTGCAACGGAATAGCTGTTCTTGCGTAGTAGTCGGGCCTTGCGCCTGCTGCACTTCATCAATCCACGCTTGACCAAACAGGTTAAAGTTTTGTACAAATATCGGAGTGTTTGGCTCCGGTACAACAGCAGCTTCAACAACGGTTTGTTCGCAATAGGTCGCCGCATCACTAAAGGCAGACAAGTCTAATACTGAGTTTGGCAAGCCTTTACCGTATAAAGGGTCTTTTAGATAATCAAGCAAACATAGGGCTGGATTGTCACTGTATCGGGTTTGACCATCACGCGGGTCGTAAATCTTTCTACCCTTCACAACGGCAGTGATTTGAGGCATCCCAGAAAATATATCTTCATTCCACCTAAGTCTTACAGCTAAATAAGAAACGCCTTGAAGCCTATGGTTACTTGTCCATTTAGCCGCTCCCTGTAAAATACCCGACGCCGGCTGAAACGGCTTACCCTTATGAGCCTCAATATAGATTAGATCGGCAAATTGCTCATCTGGCCCACCATCCCAAACCTTAAAATTGCTAAAATCCCTAACTCGCAATTGACCATACTTTCCCCCAGTTAATGAAAAGTCATCAATCAATATATCGTCAATATCTTCTACTTCGCCTTCTGCAAGCACTAAAGCAATATACAAATATTTGTTCTTGCCGCCGCCTTCAGCGCTGACAAACACCCTTGTGCCGCCAACCCTGCGAGTTCCATAAATAACCGGTATTTGCTCAACGTTAGATTCTTTGTTGACCAGTACGCCAGCAAAAGACTCTGCTGCTTTTTTTGCTGCCTTCTGCGCCTTTTTAGCTGCGGCATAGGAAAGCGCAAAAGCGCCAATAGCTATAGCAATAAAAGGCCATAAGACCATTATTCTCTACCCCACTTTAGGTCTTTTACAATCACGCTAGCAAACTCAAAGCCAATATCGTCAGGGTAATATAGACGCTGTATATTATTGTTTGTCTTGCGGCCATTAAGCTTTTCAAAGTCTGCCCAATGGCTTGCGACTGTAATCTCTACCGTACTTGAGT